CGCAGCGCGCGCGCCCGTGTATCCTCGGCCCGCCGGTTGAGGTACTCCGCCTCGTCCTGCAGGTCGAGCGCCTCGTTCGCCTGGGCGATGTCGAGGTAGCTGTAGTGCTCGTCGATCTCGCGCAGGCCCGCCACCTTGGCGAGGACCAGCCGCCAGATCTCCCAGGGGAGGTCGTCTGGCGGCTGAACCGCTACGAGGGGAGGCGGGACAACGCGGCGCCGAGCTGGCCGAAAAAACCGTTGTGCTTGATGGCCTCCACGATGACCTTGTCCAGGTCGCCGTAGTTGCCCGCGAAGTGCGCGTCCCACGCCGTCTCGCCCGGGCGCCCGCCGATGAGGACGGCCTTCATCAGCCCGTCGACCACGGCGACCACTTCGGCCGAGTCGAGCCCGCCGGCCAGCGCCTGGCCGATGTTGCCCAGCATCGCCGGGGAGACCTCGATCTCCGAGAGCTTGGCGTCCGCCTTGCCGCCGACCACGGCCAGCACCAGCGGCGCCACGACCTTGATCAGCCGGGCCCGGAGCGCCAGGCCCTCGCGCGCGCCGCAGCGCAGGAAGGTGTACTCGGTCGCGCCGATCGCCTGCTTCTTGGTGTGCTCCATAGGTTACAGGCCTCCCAGCAGCATCTTGAGGTCGGCGACGGTGATCACCCACTCGAGGACGGGCGTCTCCTTGGACACGCCCCACTCGGGGTAGCCGGTGATGTAGCACTGCTCGCCGGTGGCCGAGCTCGCGCCGTTCAGGTCCTGAATCAGCATCGAGAAGACGCCGGCCCCGGTGTTCTCGTCGATGCCCAGCAGAGCCGAGAGAGCGGCGTTGGCGGCCGACTGGTAGCCCAGGTTGATGGTGACGGTGCCGCTCTTGTCGTTGGTGTGGTGGCGCGTGTGCTCGCCGTCAGCGCCCGTGACGCCCTCGAACGAGGGGTTGTTGCGGGCGACGGTGAACATGTCATTCTCGTCGAAGCCGCTCACGCGCAGGCCGTTGATGATGAGGACGACCTCTTTGCCGTTGTAGGTTTTCAGAGCCATTGGTCAGCCTCCTTAGACGGACACGACGCCGGCAACGTCGACGCCTTGAACGGCGCCGCCCTCGCGAGCGGTGAAGTTGATGTCGGGCAGTAGGCGCGCGGTGCGATCGGCGGTGCTCACGTCGGCGACGCGCGGGTAGGTGACCGCCGGCGCGGGGCTGTCGGCCAGCACGCCCTCACGGACCATCCGGCCGAGCACGCCGTTGACCTCCGAGACGACCTGCATCACCCCGGCGTCGGTGTAGGGAATCTTGTTCACGCGCACCAGCAGGCCGTAGACGGCCTCTTGGACGCGGGCCCGCAGGTAAGCCAGGTTGCGGGTGGAGTCGAGGAACTGGCCGGAGCCGGTGGCGCCGCTCTCGACGATGTTCACGCCGCCGACGGTCGTGTAGGTGCTGCCGTTCTTGGCCCACAGGTTGGCCTTCTCGCTGTCGGTCAGGCTCGAGGCGGTGACGCCGGCCAGCGTCAGGAACTTCACGATCTCGGCGCCGGGGTCAGCACCGAAGAAGCGACCCATCAGGGCGGCGTCGGCGAACTGGCTGGGCGTCTGGTGGTAGAACACGGCCGTGTTCTTGTAGGCCGCGTCCTGCACCTGGCTCGCGAGGTCGGTGGTCGCCGTGGTCAGCAGGGCGGCGGCGCTCGAGGCGGTGATGAACACCTTGTCGTTCGCCTCGGCCCACGCCGCGGCGGCCAGCACGTCGGCCTCGGTGCGGGAGGTGAGGATCAGGCCGTACCAGTCGTTGGCGTCGGCCACGATGGCGGCGAGCGCCTCGGGCACCGTCGCCAGCTCGTCCTGGACGCCGATGCGAATCGAGCGCGGGCTGGGGTCCTGGGCGAACATCGCCTGGGCGGCCTTGTACTCGTCGGTGGTCGACGCGAAGTCGGTCAGCACGCCGGTCAGGCTGGTGTAGAGCCGGCTCGTATCCGCGTGCGCGGCGTTGGGGCCGAGGATCAAGGGGATGCCGAACCCGGCCTGGGAGACGCCCGCGCCCTCGCGGGTGATGGTCACGTTCACGATGCTTTCGACGCCCATGGGGCCTCCTATTCGGTGATGCTGTAGGGCTCGGAGACGCCGTTGACGTCACCCACCCCCTCGACGGTGGCGATGTGGCTGACCTCGTCCAGACGAGACGAAGCCACGTAGAAGAAGACGTCCGCCTGGGCTCGCGTCTCGAACTGGGTCTCGAGCATGGCGGTCAGGTCGCGCGCCTCGGTGTGCTCGATGAAGGACAGGCCGGCGACCTTGAGCGCGTCCCAGTTGGCCTGCATCTCGAGGCCATCCAGGGCGTCCTCGATGCGGGTCAGCGCGTCGGTGCCGTACAGGTTGATGCTCACGGTCAGCCGGCGCAGCCCGCAGCGCTCAGTGGCGTCGGGGTCGTCGGTGGCCCTCTCCTCGTCGTAGGCGCCCACGCGGGCGAGCGACAGACGCGGGTTGAGCGTGGCGAAGGGGGTAGCGGGCCGGGGGGCGTTCTGGTTGGCGAAGATGACCCGGTCACCGGGTAAGCCCGTGGCGGCCATCAGCCAGGCCCGGAGCGCCTGTTTCACGTCAGGGATCGCCATCAGGGGGCCTCCTCGGCGGGCTCGACGCGGCAGGCCAGCGCCTTCCAGTACGGGCCGATCACCATCCCCGTAGCCTCCCAAGGCTCCACCTGGCGGACCTGGTAGGCCTTGCCCTGGTAGATGATGGTGTCGGCTCGAGTGCCGGCGGCCTCGTCGAGCGTGCGCAGCTCGGAGGCGCAGTAGATCTTGACCCACTCGCGGGTGCGCTCACCCTCGGGCAAGCTGAGCAGTTCGCGGCCTCGGAGCGGTTGCACCGAGGCGCGGATGGCGGCGGTGGCTTCGGCGCCGTCGACCCAGGTCCCCTCCATCCAGGCGCCGGGGGCCGGGCGCGTGAGAGTCACGGGGTCAGGAGATGCGAAGGAATCAACCAGGCTCACGGGGGCCTCCTTACTCGAGGCGGACGACGTAGCGCACGTTGCGCCGCATCGTGCCGGTGTCGATGAGGGGCTTGTCCGAGCCCTTGGCCTCGACGGTCGACTCAGCCAGCGGCGGGTCGGTGATGGCGTCGATCTTGCGCACGACGTCGCGCTGAATAACCTCGCCGAACAGGCGAAGGCCGGCGCCCATCGTCGTCTCGCCCGTGGCGACCTTGCGGGCCAGACGGCCCAGCGCGGCCACGTAGCGCGCGCGGTTCTCGTTGAGGGTTGAGCGTAGGAAGGAGCGCTCGGGAATGGTGTCGGTGCCGAGTTCGTTGGCAGCCGCCTTCAGCACCTCGTCGCTGCCAGCTTCACCGTGGATGCCGACCTCGACGATCGCCCGGTCGAGGCCACGCAGGGAGCGCTTCAAGTCTTTGAGCCCGTGATCCTTGACCGTGATGACGACGCGCGTGCGCCCGCCGCCCCGGCTCATAGGACCTGAATGCCCAGGCCGAGCGTGCGGCGCAGGCGCGCGAACTCGGCGCCGTGGCTGGTTGCGGCCAGGTCTTCGCTGCCGGCGGCGGCCGGCGTGGCGTAGGTGCGAGAGGCATCCCCCAGGCGCTCGCCCGTCAGCGCGCCCTGGTTGGCGCCTCGGCGAGTGGCGAGGGTCAGCTTGTGGGCGGCCAGGAGCGCGGTGGCCATGTCGGCCTTGTCGCCCCAGGTGTCTCGGCTCACTTCGTCGGCAGCGTAGCCGATGAAGCGGTCCATCCGTGCCGAGGCGGTCGGGTCCGTGGTCAAGAGCTCGGGCGCGACGTCCTCAAGAATGTCTCGGATGCTCACGGAATCGTCCTCCTCGTGTCTCCAATTGGAGACACCGGAGCCGAAGCCCCGGTGTCCTCGCCTGGAGGTCTATTTCTTCTTGCCGGTGCGGCGCGCGGCCGGCGTCGTTGCCGGCTCAGGCTTGGGCTCGGGCGCCATCACGGCGGCCGGCTCGTCGCCCTCGACCTCGATGCGCCCCGCGGCCACATCCTCTGCGAACAGGGGGTGGGCCAGGAAGCGCGCCAGGGTCTCGGCGTCGACCTCCGAGGTGCCGGCGGGCAGGAAACCCGCCGAGCCGACCCTGAGATCGCCGGCCACCGTCACGCGGGGCACGTTAGATGCCCTCGCCGATGGCGAACGCCTTGGGCTTGTAGACGATCAGGCCCGCGATGTCGGCCACGCAGGGCACGATGTACTCGAGGCCCTTCACCTGCACCTGCAGCTGGCGGAACTCCCGGGGGATGTGGAGCTTCACGGTGCCGGGGTCCTTGCGGTACGCCACCATCACGTTCCGGTTGGACTTGGCCGCCACGTTCTTCAGGTGGATCGACCAATCCACCGAGGTGATGTGGGGGTTGTTCAGCAGGAAGTACTGCAGAATGGTGGTGTCCGAGGTGGACGAGCGGGGGGTCGACGCGATGTAGGTGTACTGGTCGACGGGCATCAGGAGCGCGTTGGGCTGCTCGACGCCGTTGGTGGTCACCAGGATGCCGTTCGCGAGGTTGTTCATGTCGCGGATGATCTGGTCGGGGGTCTTGTCGGCGAAGGCCGTGGACGACCCGGTGCCGTCCGCTTCCACCAGCGCCGACGGAATCGCCGTGTTGGTGAACAGGCCGGGCAGACCGCTGGCGGCGTCGCCGAAGTACGCGATCAGGTCGATCTCGCGCTCGATGGCCTCGCGGGCCGCGGTGGCACGCTCAGCGTCGAGGGACAGGCCGGCGCGCATCGCCTTCTCGATCTCGAAGTAGTCGTAGCCGTAGCTATCGCCCAGGTGGCGGACCGCCTGGAACGACTCGGCGCCGGTGATGTCCACGCGGGGCAGGTCGTCGACCTTGGAGCCGATGATCTTGGCGCGCCCGTGGGCGGTCTGCTCACGGTAGCCGATCGCTTCGAGGCCAGCGCCGGCCGCGAAGCTCGGGAAGTGCTGACGGGCCTTGAGGGTGGGGAACTGGGTCTTGTAGACCGTGGGCTCGATGTACTCGAGCTGGCGGTTGAAGAAGCCCGACTCGTTCGCGTCCATGTTCGCGTAGGAGTCGAGGCGGATGCTCTTGAAGGTCGTCATTGTGGTGTTCCCTCCTCGCCTTACGGCAGGTTGATGGACAGCGAGACGAGGCCCGCGCCAGTGGTGTTGGAGTCGAAGGCGGCGCGGGTCTCCAGCACGGCCTGGTCGGTGTCGGCGTCCTTGCGGACCTGACCGACGAGCTCACCGGCGCTGCCGGCGGTGACGCGGATGAAGACCGGGTCAGTGGTGCTGACGGCCTGCTCGCACCAGACCCAGACGCGGCCGCGCTTCAGCACGTCGACGACCTCGCCGGCCTCGTACTGGGCGACGCCCGCGCTGTCGGGGGTCTTGTGCTGGTGGAGCGCCACGCCCGCCAGGTCCGAGAGGTCAGTGGCGACGAGGGTCACGGTCTTGTTGGCGGCGTTCATCACGAAGCGACCGAAGGGGATGTCGGCCCCGGCGACGCGGGAAACCGCATCCTTCGCGCCCGTGTCCACGAGCATGCCAGGGAAGCCCAAGCCGGGCGAGTTGTCGTAGTTGGTCTGAGCCATTACTTGGCCTCCTTCTGCTCGCCCTTCCAGGCGTTGGCGTTGCGGGTCTGCATCTCCTGGTACGCCGTCTCGGCGTCGGAGCGGGTGGTGGTCGTGGCGGCGGTGGCCGCGCGCAGGGTGCCGGTCGAATCGACACGGGGCTTCACGTACTCGAGGGCCGCATCGAAGCGGATGGCGATCGCCTCGTCGCTCTGGCCGTCGAACTTGGCCTCGGGGTTGATCGCCATGAGGGCCGCCTCGCGGATGCCACGGTCGTCGAGCGCGTCGAGCTTCACGTCGGCGCCGACGTAGGGCTGAGCCTGGGCGATCAGCGCGAGGCGCTTGGTCACCGCCGCGTTGATGGCGTCGGCGTCGGTGCGCTGCGTCTGGGCCGTCTTGAGGGCGTCCTCGGCGGCGTCCTTCTTGGCGGTCGTCTCCTCGAGCTGGGTGCTCAGGGTCTCCGCCTTCTCCTCGGCCTCGGTGGCCGTGGCCTTCGCGGCCTCGATGGCCTCGCTGTCAGCGCGCAGCTTGGCGGTGATGGCGGTGGCGGCGGCCTCGCTCACTTCGTAGTCGACGCCGTCGATGCGGATCTTGGTCAAGGTTCCCTCCTTCGGCTCGTGGCCGGGATAGTCGTCGGACGCTTCGGCGGCGGCGTCGAGCCGCAACCTGACGTCCGGGCCAGCCCGCCCTCGCGGGACCACGGCCAGGTGGTTGTAAACGATGTTGGTCTGCCGGGCGTCGTACTCCTGGCCCTGCCAGACGCCGGGCGTCGGGTCGAGGTCGCAGGTGTATCCGCAGGATAGTTCGACCTTGCGCCCCTCGGCGATCGCCTTGATGAGCGCCGCGTCGGTGACGGTCAGCGAGGTCGCCACCTTGTCGCCGGTCAGGCTCACCTCGTCGCCCGTGTAGCCCCGCTGGTAGCGGGTGGCCGTCTCGGGCGTCAGCAGCTCGGGCGGGTGCTCGTCGGTGACTGGCACGCCGGCCAGCGAGGAAAGCGAGTCGGCCCTTGCGACGTCTTCCGGGTGCCGAAGCTCTCGGCGAGTGGTTCCGTCGGGCAGGCGGTAGAGCAGGATGCCGGTGCGCGTGGCGTAGCCGTCCAGGCGCAGGAAGCCGGCCGGCGTCTTGGTCGGCGACCGCAGTTCGCCGCGGTCGAAGCGTTCAACGCGCATGGGCGCCTCCATCAGGTGAACAGGTCGTCAATCTCGGGGATCACGGGCTGCGCGATGCAGCGGCAGCGGATGGCCTCGCCGGGGTGCCCGCCCTCGGGCGGCTTGTCCCAGCTGAACGTCTTGCCCTCGCGCGCCCAGTGGGAGGGGTGCGAGTCGGGCCAGGCACCGCCGGGCCGGCCGCGCACGCGGCTGTCCTTCACGGTCGACCACTCGTACTCGTTGATGCCGAGCCCGCGCTGCCGCAGTTCGGTCATGCGCCCCTGGGCCTTGCCGACCTGGTCGACGGCGATCAGCTTGGCGCGGTTCTTGGTGATGCCGGTCTGGCGCTGAAGTTCGGCGGCGATCGCCTTCCAGCCATCCCCCCGGCGCACGCCGTCGGCCAGGAGCTGCTCGATGCGGCGCAGGTGCGTCTCGGTCAGGTCCTTGATCAGCGCGACGTTCTCGCGCCGGAACGATGCCAGCTCATCCTCGAGCCACGGCTCGGACTGCAGCACGTCGACGCCCAGCACCGACTTGACCATCCGGCCCAGTTCGTTGCCGGTGTGGTTGGCCACCTGGCGCCCGGCGGTCGTCACCCGGCTGCGGATGCTCTCGGCCGGCACCAGCACGCCGAAGCGCACCAGCACGTCCTGCACCAGCAGCTCGAGGTCATCGCCCCAGGCGTCGGTGCGCACGCGCGAAAGCTCGGCCACGGCGGCCGGGCGCACCATCTCGTCGATGAGGCGATCGAGGGTGTCGACCAGGTCGAGCAGGAAGCGGGTGTAGCTCACCTCGATGCCGCGCGGCGGGATGGGCCTAGGCGGCTTGCCCCGGCGGCGGTTCGGTTTCCCCAGCAGGAACATCAGGTGCCTCCCTTGCCTCGAAGTCGAGCGTCAAGTCAGCCGACCAGCCCTCGGGGCCGAAGCGAGCCTCGGCCACTTCGTCACCGATCAGAACCCCGGCGCCGATGTAGAGCACGTCGGCCTCGGCCGTGAGCTTGCGGATCTCGGCCTGCTCTTTCGCGTCCATCTGCCACAGGGGCCGGAACTCGAGCTTCCAGGTGTCGGGCTCCTTGCCACCCGTCGGCCCCTCTTTGGAGAGGAGGAGGAGGCGGGTGATGCGCTCGAGGGCCGGGCGCATCCTGGCTTCTTGCTGGGCAGCGACCACGTCGTACCAGTTGGCTTGCTGCGCCGCGCCCTGCTCGCCCAGGCTCGCCCCGGGGGACTCGCCCAGCAGCAGGGAGTGGGGGATGCCCGTCTCGGCGACCAGCCGGCGCTCGGCCGCGGTCACCAGGTCGGACAGGCCGCTCACGTTCGCGCTGTTGCGCTCGAATTGCTCCTCCCGGTCGAGGATGATCGCCCGGTAGAGGCCCTTGGCCGCGTCCATGATGGAGAAGCGGGCGAGGATGCTCTTGGCGCCATCGGTGCCGCCCGATGCCAGGGCCGAAGCCAGGCCGTCGAGGCGGTAGATGCCGATGATGAATTCGGAGAGGATGTGGCCGGCCGCGTTGTGGGCGGCGTGGTAGCCCCGGAGGGCGTTCCAGTATCGCTTGAAGACCGGCTGACCCCACCCGTCCTCGCGGACGGCCAGGCGCTTCGGCAGCGGCACGCCGAGGAGGCGGCAGGTGCGCGAGGCGTGCACCTGCACTGTAGTGCCGTCGTCCTTGATGATGCCGTAGACCTCGGGCTGGCCGTACTCCTTGGACTGCGGGTCGGAGAAGCGCTTGAGGACGCTCACCGAGTAGCGGTCGACCGACTCGACGAAGCGCACCACCTGGATGCGGGTCTCGTCGATGGGCAGGTCGGGCTGCTGGCCGTCGTTCACGCCGAGGATGAGCAGCGAGCCGCCGTAGATTCGCGCGTCGCGCTCGGCGTCCGCGTAGACGGCCAGCAGCTCGAGGTCACGAAGCGCCTGGGAGACGGCCTCCTCAACCTTGGAATCGTCCGTCTTGAACTCGATGCCCTCGCGGGTCATGTCGCCCACCGGCACGTCGATGATGCGTGCGGCGATCGCGTCGCCCGCGTAGAGCTCCTCGGCCTGCGCCATGCTGACGCCGACGTTCGGGGTGTAGTCGCCGGCCTGGCTCTTGTCGCGGCTGGTGCCGAACCCGGTCAGCAGGTCGGACCAGCCGTCAAAGCGCTTGAAGAAGCCCACGGAAACCTCCCTACATCTGGGTCATGGCGTTGAGGAGCGCCAGGCCGCGGCGCGAGCCGAGGCGCAGCAGGGCTTGGCTCATGGCGTCGACCTGGTCGTCGTGCTTGCCGAGCGGGAACGAGGCGCACTCCTCGATGAGGTCGCCCACCCAGGCGAAGCCGTCGCCCTCGGGGAAGTAAACGTTGCCGGCCTCGATGAGCGGTGAGATTGCGGAGACGCGTGCTTCCTTGCCGCCTTGCGGGTCCACCGGGATGATGCCGGACAGCTCGCGCGACAGGGTCTCGATGATGGCTGGCCCGTTGGCCTTGTCCTCGATCAGCTTGCCGATCGCCTTCGGGTGCTTGGCGCTCAGGTCGCGGATCGCCTGCTGGGTGGCGGTGAAGCCCATGCGATCGCGCACCTGGTCGACCAGGTAGAAGCTCGCGCCCACCCGCGCCCAGACCTGGCCGACCACGTAGTCGGTGCCGTCCGAGCCCTTGAAGGTGCAGTCCCAAGACTGGATCCACTCGTCCACCCGATCGGGCAAAGCCTTGTAGCGCTTGAACCACTCCCGCTTGAGCATTACGCCCTCGTCAGCGACGGGGGCCTGTTGGTAGAGCGCGAGCCAACTGCGCGGGCCTTCCTCGGCCACCAGGGCCTTGCGGATGAGGTCCAACCGCTCGAGGGGGTAAGCCTCCGGCCACAGGGCCGTGCCGGCCTTGCGAAAGTGCTCGTCGGCGTCGGCGATCGCCGGCAGGCTCAGCACCTCCCAGCCCTCGTGAGCGTGCTCCCGAAGAAGCCAGCCCGCCAGGTCGTCCTCGTGCCACCGGGTCTGGATGACCACGATCGCGCCGCCGGGCATCAGGCGGGTGTAGGCGTCGGCGCCGTACCACCGCTTGGCGGCCCGGCGCTTGATCTCGCTGTCCGCCTCCGCCCGGCTCTTAACCGGGTCGTCGATGAGCAGCAGGTGGGCGCCCTTGCCGGTGATGGGGCCGCCGATGCCGGTGCCGAAGTAAACGCCGCGCTCCCGGGTCATAAACCGGCTGCGCGCCTTGGAGTCCTGCCGAAGCATCGAGCCGGGGAAGACGGCGCGGTGCATCGGGTGGTTGGTCAGGTCGCGGACGGCCTGGCCCATGTCTTCGGCCAGTTCCTTGGAGTAGGAGGCGGCGATGATGTAGCGGCCGGGGTTGCGGCCAAGATACCAGGCGGGGAAGAACTGGGAGGCCAGCTTCGACTTGCCGTGGCGGGGCGGCATGTTGATGATCAGGCGCGTGAGCTCGCCGCGCTCGACGCGCTCGAGGGCCTGGGCGATCAGGCGGTGGTGCCAGGCCACCTGGTAGTTCTCATCGTGGGCGATCGCGTAGGCCGCGAGGCTCTCGCGTGCAAAGGCGTGGCTCATAGCGTCTCACCTGGCTTACTCCTGAGACGCCACCTCCTGCGCCATCCGGCGGATCTGCTCGGCCGAGAGCGCGGTGGCGGTGTCGCCCTGTTCGGGCTCGTCCAGGCTGAACGCCTGGCGCTCCAGCGGGATGACGCGGGAGAGCGCCTGGCTCAGTGCGTTGTTCGCGCTGGCGGCGGAGCTCACCCGGCCGAGGAAGTTTTCATCTTCGGGCTGCATCGTCTCCAAGACCTCGAGGAGACGATCGATCTGGGAGCCGATGCGGGCGGCGCGGCGGCGGGCCCCGGCGATGTCCCGGCGGTGCTCGCGAACCACCTCGACGCCACGGGCGGCGGCAGCTTCCACGATCTCAGGTTCGCGCGCGTTGGGGGTGCGAACTGCATCGCGAACCAACTCGGTGCGAACCTTCTCCCTGACTTGCTCGGACAGGTCTCGAACCCATCCAAATTCCTTGGCCTTCTTGCGGATGGCCGTGTCGGTGATGCCGTGCTCTCGAGCAATCTCGCGCAGGCTCAGCTGGCCGGCGCGGAACTCACGCTCGATGGCCTCCCAGTCGGTGGCCGCTTTCTTCTTGGCTGGCTTGGCCATGGCGAGCGCCTCCGGTGTCTCCAATTGGAGACGTCAACGAGGCCCATTCACGTCCGGGACCAGACGGCCGGGCTTGCACCGGCACCGATCAGGATCACCTCCTCGAGCGAGAGCGGGGGACGCCTGGTGCGGTGTGGAAGGTTGGAGGCCAGCGGCGGCCGGCCAGAACTCGAGGAACCAGGCCACGGGGTGAGGGTAGGCCTCGAGCAGAGGGTCAGAGGGCATCACCAATCTCGTCGCTCAGGCTCTGCTCGAGCTGGGTGTGAGCGTAGATGGTGGTCGTCTCGATGCGGCTGTGGCCGAGCAGCTTCTGGATCTTGTCGATGGGCATCTTCTTGGCGAGGAGGCCGGTGGCGAACGTGTGGCGCAGCTTGTGGGGCGTGAACCGGCGGCCCTTGAGCCCGGCTCGCTCCATCGCAGCGCCGACCACCTTGCGCACGCCCTGGTACTCGAGCGGGGCGTGGGGGTAGCGCGCGCCGACGAAGAGGTGACCGTCGCCGGTCGGGTGGACCTCGAGCCAGCGGCGCAAGGCCTGCACGAGGGGGACAGCGATCGGGAGCCGGCGCTCCTTCTTGCCCTTGCCCATCACCACCAGTTCGCGCTCGTCGAGGTCGATGTCCTCGAGAGTGAGGGTGACGAGCTCGCCCGAGCGCATCCCCGTGTAGTAGAGGCAGAGGACGATCGCCGCGTCGCGCCGGTCGGTGACGCCGTCGCCGCCCAGCACGCCTTTGAGGCGCTCGACCTGGCCGCCGGCCATGTGGACCGGCACGCGGTCCTCCATCTTCGGGGCCTCGAGATTGTCGGTGGGCTTCACCTTGATCTTCTTGCGGCGGCGGGCGTGGTCGAAGAAACCGCGCAGGCTCGCCTGGCGCCGGCGGATCGTCCCCGGCTTGAGGCCGGCCCGGTGAAGGCTGGCCATGTAGCGCTCGAGGTCCGCCTCCTTCGCCTCCACCAGCGGCCGGCCGATGAAGGCCTGGGCGTGGGTCAGATCCTGGCGGTATGCCTTGATCGTGGCCTCGCTGAAGTTGCGCACAGTGAGCCGGTTTAGGTAGTCTTCCACCAAATCGGCCATTGGTGCGGGCCTCCGGGGTTGGGAGAGAGAACGTATGTTATTGCTGGTAAGGCGTGGCGACGAGGTTTGCGACCAGTTCGGCGGAGGGGTCGGGACCTTCCACCCAGTCACCCAGGCCCAACTGCTCCAAGAAGCGGTCGGCGCCTTCTTCTCCAAGCTCATTGCGGAGAGCGAGGCGGGTGCGCTGGGGCGCCAGGTCCATCTGGTTGCCGACGATCTGCTGCACAGCCGCGTACTGAGCCGGGCTGAAGAAGTAGACGAGGTTTCCGTTCATCACGCGGCCTCCGCTTGAGGGGTGGCCACGGGGAAGGCCACGATGTGGCTCTCTTCGCTCAACCTCGAGAGGTCGAGGGTGACCTCCACGGCCTTGTCGCCGATGACCAGGTAGCCGTAGACGTGGCCCTGCTCGTCCTTGTCGGACTCGACGACCATCAGGCCGGCCACCGCGTCGGCGTAGGTGTAGTGGGGGCAGTCGCGCAGGCCTTCGATCATCGCCCCGACCACGATGTGGTCGTCGGTGAGATGCGGCTCTTGCTCTGTCGTCTCGCTCATTCAAACGCTCCCGGCCTACGCCGATTCCCCCGCAGGGTTCGCTCCCCCACGGTGATCCGCTCGAGGTTGCCCCGGAAGGCGCAGGCCAAGACGGCGGCGGCGACCTCTGGGCGGCACGGGGCCGTCGGGCTCTGGAACCAGGCCACGGCCTGCTCCCACCCGCGGCGCTTCACACCGTTCCAGAAGGCACGCACGGCCTGCTCGTCAGGGCTCATACAGCCTCCCAAAGCAAAACCCCGAGCCACATCAGCGGCACGGGGTTCGCACAATTCAAGAGACTACAGCGTATTACGGTTTTCAAGCGGTTCCCAGAACGAATTCCCGGCACCTTGCCGGACACTTTCCCGGCGCCTTGCCTGTCAGCCTTGCGCTGCTTGAAGGTGATAGGTCGCCGGGTAGACCATCGGCGGCGCCGGCGCGGTGAGTTCCTTCTCGATGTAGCGGAGCAGTTGGTCCTTCCAGCGCCCCACGGTACGATCGGCCACCTGCATTCGCTCGGCGAACTTCTCGATGGTCACGCCGTTGCGGCGCTCGAACGACCACCAGGTCCACGTCTTGTGGAGGTAGTTCATTCGCTGGTCGCGGTAGGTCGCCGGCTCAGGCCGGTACATGCTGTCGTAGATCGCCTCGAAGCGCGCGTACGGCACCACCAGGTCGAAGGTCGTCTTGTCCATGTGGTCGGCGAAAGGGCCGTACAGCGCCGGGTGGCCCTGGAAGTCCATCTCGCTGTGCTCGGTGATGCGCCCGTTCCACTTCGGGGCGAAAGCCCTTCCGTGCGCGAACTCCACCAGCAGGTAGTGCTCTAGATCCCGTTCCAGAAAATTAATGATGTCGCCCACGTGCCACCCGCTTTCGCTCAAAGCCGCTCACCGCCGTACTTATATCCTTCCCGATTGTGTTGACATGCTAACAACCAGACGTTACACATTGTAAAGGGGCGATAGGCGGACAAGCAAGTCGGGTAATTCGTGCGCGTGCGCGCGCGACCCTAGGGCAGCGCGCCACCAAGCTTTGCGACGTCTTCGGCCGTGGCCTCACGGAAGCCGCGGAACTGGCTGATCCGGCCTTGCTCGTCGCGGGCCACCACCTCGACCACCACCAAGGCCAGCTCGGCCTGGTCCTCCTCGCCGGTGCGCTCGAGTTGCGCGAGCTCGCGTTCGTTCGTCGTCATGATGTCCTCCTTACAGGATGCGGTTCAGGTCAGCGCGCAGGCCGTCCCCGAACTCGGTGTGAGAATATAGCATCGTGGTGTTGATGCCCGAGTGACCCAGCAGGCGCTGGATGATGTCGATGCGCACGCCGTTGTTGATCAACCGGGTGGCGAAGGTGTGCCGGAGCTTGTGCGGGGTGTAGCGCTTGGCGGCCAGGCCGGCACGCTTGAATACCGCCTTCACCGTCTCGCGCACGTGCTCAGGCGAGAGCCGGCCGGGGTGATCACCCAGCGAGCAGAAGAGGGCATCACCGCCGGGGTGCACGGCGAGCCAGGCATCGAGCGCGGCGCGCAGCTGCTGGTTGACGGGGATCTCCCGCTCCTTCGAGCCCTTGCCGAACACGCGCACGTCCGCGCCCACCACGTCGCCTACGTTGAGCCGGCACGCCTCGGCCAGGCGCATCCCAGTGTGGTAGAAGGTGAGCACGATGGCCGCCTCCCTGAGGTCCATCCTGGTCTCGCTGCGCAGGGCGCCCATCATCGCCGCCACCTCGTGGTCCTTGAGGTACTTCGGCAGCCGCTTGGGCTTCTTCGGCGGGTCCACGGCCAGCGTGGGATCGTCGACGAGCAGGCGCTGCCGGCGGGCGTCCTTGTAGAAGCTGCGCAGGGTGTTGAGCCGGCGCCCCACCGTGCCCGGGTGCAGGCCGCGGCGCGTCTCGGCCTGAATGAAGGCCTCGACCTGACGCTCTGTCGCCTCGAGCAGCGGCCCGCAGTGGGCGAGGGCCTTGGTGAGGTCCGTCCGGTAGCTGCGCACCGTGTGGGCCGAGAATCCCTTGAGCTTGCACCGCTCGAGGTAGGCTTCGATGGGGTCGGGCACCGGCGGCCCGGGAGGGGGTGTCGGCGGCGCCACCGCAACCGGGGCAGACGCCAGAGCGGGGGCGGGCGCATCCGGCGCCCACGCGAAAGCGAGCTGCGCGCTGGGCGCAGCCTGGTTCTTGGTTCTCATTGTCGTCTCCTTCGCTGCTCCTGGGGGGATCGCGGGGAGACAGGTTGCTCTTACTTGCCGAAGCTCTTGGCCGCCTGGGCGACCTCTTCGGGGGTGTACTCGCGCCAGCCGGCCTCGCGCAACTCGCGCGCCTTGACCTCGCCAGCGATGGAAAACTCTCGGGCCGGGGTCTGGAACACGTGGGCGGCCGGGCGCCGCTGCAGCGCGATGTGGCAGGCGGTCGCGAAGTCGGTAAAGGTCGTCATTTGGTAGTCCACCTCAAATCAAAGACCAGGCAGGCGGCGCTTGAACAAGATGCGGTAGCGGTCGTAACTACCAACAGCCTCCCAACCATTCAGCCCGAGCTGGCGGGTTTCGTCGTCGTCTTCCGCGTCACCGACGACATAGGCCGTGGTGTATTCCCATCGCGTGCCCTTGTAGGGTGGCGGGGTCGGCGCGGGGGCCGTGGACGCCACGGCTACCGATGGGTGAGCCGTCACCTTGTGAACGAAGCCGAAGCCCATCGCGCCTGTCACCAGGCCAAATATCAATGCCAGAAAAACAGGCATATGCTCTCCCTTTCGAGATCCTCGCGTATCGTGTATCAGTCGAGCCGGGTATCGCGGACGCCCAGCAGGGCCATAAACTCCGTAACCCTGGACTCAACCGCTTCCCAGCTATCCCGCGTCTTTGCGCTGGTGCTCTGGTCAATCCCCCAGCCGATCCCGTTCAAGATGTCGTCCCAGCCCAGGGCCTTGGCGGCTTCCTCGATGGCCCGAAGCCGCTCTATCTCGCCTATTAGCTTCCTGCCGTGATTGACGGTGAAGGCGCGGCTAGCGTTGTGGCCGATGTTGGGCCCACCCTCAAGGGCGATCCCAAGCACCACCTTGGCGCTCTCGATGTGGTGCGCCATGTCGTCGTATACTTGCTTGCTCACTGATACTATTCCCTCTCGGTGGCGGGGTTGATGTGGGTCACGCCGAGCGCCAGCCCCTCGCTGGCGATGTCATAGGTGATGGCGCTCAACGTGTCCGCCACCCGCTCGGCCTGGGCCTCGATGTGCTCCAGCGCGACGGCCACGCGCTCCACGGCGGCGATCAGCCGCTCAGCTTGCCCTTGGTTCATTGCTTGCCTCTCAATCGATGTTACTTCCTATCTGGACTGTTCTTCAGTTCCTGCCAAAATGGCGCGGCCCGAATCGCAACGAGCTTTGGAGTCAGCCGCCTGGTCCACGTCGTCCCACCGCCATTCGGTAGACTTGCAAGAGCAGACTCGCACGCCTCCGGCCTGACTCAGCTGCCGAAAGAGATGCTGGTGGGCGCGATGATGGCACTTAAGCCAGAACAACGCTCCGGCAGGGGTTTGAGGTGATGACATCATTTGACCTCGGCGGGGTGCTTCGATGCGTTGAGTTCGGCGCACTGGGCGCGCAAGACCGCCGCATCTTCGCAGTCACCCGAACAGAATCGAAAGGCGGTCAGTTGGCCGCAATTTTCACATGGCGTGGTGTTCATTCCTGAATCCCTCCAAATTCGTGAGATCTCTACTTCTCCGCGACCCAGCAGGCGCGGGCATCGTCCCAGTACAGCCGCGAGTCGTCGGCAAACTCAATGCGGATCGCTCGATCAAGTCCGGGGAAGTCGTCGGCGTTGTGAGCCTTGAGGTACTTTGCCGCCTCGGCTGCTTGCGTCATGTGCTTGCTCCTTCTCGCATAAGCTCTGATCTCACGCCCCGCCCGTATGCTATAATTGAGGCGTAGTTTCGGATGGCTTGTAAGGCCCTCGCAGTTGACCCCGCTTCGGCGGGGTCTTTCTGTTTGGCGATCAAGTCCTATCTGTGGGCGGCCTGGCGGTCGTCGTCATAGACGATGTTCCACTGGCCCCGCTTTCGCTTTCGTGTCATCTCGTCAAAACAGCCTTTGTGATAGCCGCCAGCGTCGGGGCCGTCCTTTACGGTCAGTAAGACGTGCCAATCGTGGATAGGCTCAACGCAACCCTTGCAGGTAATCGTCATTCCGGCTTCCTCCGCTGCTCGTAGGCTAATAGGCGCTTGCGCCGACCCGCGTGACCGCAGAGCCAGCAGCGCCCCGTAACGATGGGGTTAATGCCGCCGCATTCGCACTCCCACTCATCGGGGTCTAGGTGGTTGCTGTAGTCCATTGATTTGCCTCGTTATCACGCACCGGCCAGGCGTGCGGCTTGCATCAGTCGCTCATAATCCTCGTCGCTGATCCAGAAGCCGGGGCCAAGATTAGGCACGTCTACGGCATCGCGCCCAATGGTCTTGATGGCGTCGAGCATCGTGTCGCACTTCGCCTCGGCCTCCTGGCGCAACTGGTGGGGCGTCTTGCCCTCTCTGCGCTGAATGCAGCACACGATCCACTTGGACCGCTTCCATTGGGCCTGGAACTCTACGTAATTGGGCGCCTCTGTCTCGTCCAGCATCGCCGCTGCCGTGGCGATCATCGCCGGGAAAGCGGGACTCTGAAACGTCCAGACGCCATCCTCAAAGCGCACCAGCTTCGGCATGTTGGGGTCTATCGCAAGTGGCTCACCCTCGGGTTTGCGGCGCTTAAAAAACCGTTCTAGCATCTCTCAATCCTCTCTTGGGATTTTTAGCCCAATCGGGACTTGTCGGTGTCGGTGCACTTCTGGGCCTCGTGCTCCTTGAGGCAGTGGAGGTGGATGTGTTTGCCGTCCACGTCGAAGATGGGGCGCTCAATGGTCCGATTGCAGTGGAAACAGGTCTTCATGGGGTTTTCCTCTCTTGGCTGGTACTGGATCTAGGGGATTACACCGTGACGGCCAAGGGGGCGCCCCAGGTGCGGGCCATCAGCGACTTGTCCCAGCCCTCCACCTCAAGGCTGGCAATCTGGAAGGCTGAGAACCACCAGAGCTTGCCGTCAGGGAAGCGCAGGCGGTAGCCAGGCCCCTTCGTGAGGTGGCACCCCTCCCACCAGCCGACCAGGACGCCGGTCTGGCCGTAGCGGGGGGCTGCGGCCTGCGTGACGATCATCAAAGTGCCGAGGTTGGGCGTCTTCAGGGCTTCGGGCTTGCCCTCGGGCTGCGTGGTCTCGACCATCTCGCCGCCGATAGCCCCAAGGTGCATGAATTGGTTATCGTACATATGTCTCTCCTTTGCTTGGTCAATGGGATCTGCGAAAATCAGGGGGTGGGCGCCGGCTGTGCGACGTTGGCCGGCCAGTCCTGCACCCAAGCCATCGGGGGCTGGCGCTTCAACTTGCAGGGCTTGCACAAGTGGATCATCCGGTGGTCCTGCCAGTGGTGGTCCATCTTGCGGTGGTTGAACTCGCCGGCGCAGTCGTCGCACCTGGAATCCTTCACGCAGCTCTGGTGAATGTCGCCGCCGTCACTCGTTTGCCCCTGGCACTCCTTGCAGGTGCCGAACGGGAACATGGCGCGGTAGGGGACCGTCGTCAGCTTGAAGCGGCCGGGGCCGGGCTCGCTGTAGGTCTGGAGGAAGTGGCCGGGGCCGTCGTCGCCGGCCTGCATCGACCACCGGCCGTATTCGTGCGTGACCTCGGTGACGGGCTTGGCCGTGTCGTCGTGCTGGCCGTGAACCGCCTGGTTGAACTCTTCGGGCGTGACGTGCCCCTTGACGTGAAGCTCTTCGGGCCAGTCCGCGTCCCAGTTGAGGCTGATGTATTCGCCGTCTTTGTACTTCGCCATGGGGGCCTCCTTCGGAAGTTGGGATTTGTCGGTCATTTGGGATTTTGAGAACTCTCGGGGCGGTTTAGGCCGCCAGCTGGCGCTTCAGCCAGGCCTTGCGCTCGCCAATTTCGAGCCGGCCGAGCGGGGTGTCGATCGGGATGCCGGCGGCCGCCGCGTACCTCGCCACCGCTGCCACGTAGTGCACGCCGCCCAGGACAGTGACAGCCGATGGGGAAAGCGCCTCGAGCGAGCCGGCGATCGCCTCGGCCCAGACCCGGCGCTCGGCCGCGCTCATCTGCTGGACGCCGAGCTGGTAGGGGGCGATCACGGTGTCGGGGTGAAGAACCCCGTGCGCACCGCTGAGGATTCGCCAGTCGTCGGCCTGGCCGTTGGCGATCAGCTGCTCGGCGTAGCTGCGGGACTTGCTGAACAAGTCGCTCGTGCCGTAGAGATCGCGGGCCGCCGCCGCGTGGGGCAGCTTCAGGGCCGAGCAGGCCACAAGGACAAGGCGCATGCTGGCCTCCTTTCGTTTGGAATGCATCAGGCGCTCTGTTTGGCGCGCTTGACGCTCGCCTGAGTGAGAAGCACGCGTCCGTCCTCTTTGATGACGTCGACCAGGCCGCGCTCGATGAGTCGGTTTACCTGGTTGCGGTGCTTCACCCCCAGCTGGGCCATGGCCTGCTGGAACGTCCAGACAGGGGGGCGTTGAGGTGGCAGCTTGCATCGGCCTTCGACGTGGGCCTTGAGCTTCTCGAACTCGTCGTCGCTCAACAACCGGCATCGGCCCGTGCCGTGGACTTTCAGTTGACCGTGTCGGACCAGAGATCGAACCGTACTATCGGAGATTCCCAGCTCCTCGGCGGCAGCTTTCAGCGAACGTTCCGGCTGGTGGTGGTAGGCAACCAGCCCAGCGAGCAGGGCGCGCGACATGATGGCGTAAATGCTCCGGGCGATCCCCGTCTCGGCGTAGAGCCGGATCTGCATTTCAGCGGTAGACACGGCCCCGTAGTGCATCTCGAGCAGAAAGTCCTCGTCAGGCGTCCAGCGACGCTTGTTGCGCTCGGCCTTGGCCTGGGCCTCGATGGTAGCCGGGTCGACGCTGGCCATGATGCGCTTGGTCAGCGCCAGGCCCTTGATGCGGCAGCCATCGCTGCAGTAGGTAGCGTTGTCGGGGGCAGAACGCTCGCAGATTCTACACTTCGTGTTCATCGGGTCTCGTGCTCCTTGTCGCGGGCTGCATCGGCCTCGCTGTCGTAGGGGCCACGCGCAGGGCGCTCGCCGTCGGGGTCGACCAGGAACCAGCGACGCCACAGGTCGCAGAACCAGGGCGCCATCAGCCGCCCCTCCGGTCGAAGCACAGGGCGATCGCCGCAGCGGTCAGCAGGACCGCCAGGCCCCAGGGGAGGGCGGCCGGGTCGTAGGGAATCACGTCGCGCCTCCCCTATGCCGCCAGCTGCTCGCGGCGCCGCCGCGTGCGGGTGTAGATGAGCGTGGTGTTCAGGTCGGAGTGCCCGAGCATCTCCTGGACCGTGCGCACGTCCACGCCCTTGTCGAGCAGGTTCACCGCGCACGACTGGCGGAGGGTGTTCGGCCCGATGGAACCGGAGAAGCCGGCGGCGTGGGCCGCGTCTTTGACCGTCTTCCAGACGCACTGGCGGGACATCCGCCGGCCGGTGTAGTTCAGGAACATCGCCCGCTCGCTGGGCAGGTGCCGGATGTAGGGGCGATCCTGGGTCAGGTAGACCTTCACCGCGTTCACCGCCTCCTCCGGCAGATGCACGAGCCGCTCGCGGCCCGCCTCCGGGCGGATGCGCAGCGTCCCCTGGTACGGGTCGAAGTCGGCCACGTTCACCCGGGCCAACTCGCTGACGCGAAGCGCGGCGCCGTAGAGCAATTCGAGGATCGCCCGCTCGCGAACCGGGATGGTCGGGTGGTCGAGGAGCCGGCGGGCCTGAGCCTCGGTGAGAGCTTCCGGGATGCTGCGCTGCTCGCGAGCCCGTGTCAGGCCGGCGGCCGGGTCGGCGGCGATCGCCCCCGTCGTCTTCAGCCACCAGAAGAAGCCCTTGAAGCAGGCCAATCGGCGGTTGAGCGTCGCGCGGCGCAGGCCGTCACGCTCGCCGAGCTGCTGGTAGCCGACCAGCACAGCCGGGGTCACGTCGTCCCACTCGAGGCGCATCGTCGTCAGGTAGGATTCCAGGCGGGTCAGGTCGGTGTTGTAGGCCGAGATGGTGTTGCCGGCCAGGCCGCGCTCGACCATCAGGTGCTCGAGGAAGCTCTGAATCTTTTCGCTCATCAGGTTGTCTCCTTGTCAGGCCGCGTCGTCGAGCACCTGGCGCAGGTTTGCCAGGGCGAAGACGTAGGCGGCGATCGCATTCCAGGTGGGCCCTTCGGCCTCAACTCTCGCCCGGGCTCTCCGGTAGGCGGCCTCAGCGGCGCCAAGCTCAGATGCCATAGGGCAGCTCTTGCGGGTCGAAGCCCGCGCTCGAGAAGCGGGTTCGGGGGGCGTCGAAGTTCAGGTTGACCGAGCCGGTCGAGCCGTGGCGGTTCTTGGCGACGATCACCTCGACCGGGCCGCTCTCCAGCTTCTCCCCGTCCCGGTGCCCCTCGCGGTGGATGAAGATCACCACCGAGGCGTCCTGCTCGATGCTGCCGCTCTGCTTCAGGTCGCGCAGCTCGGGGCGCTTTTCCGGTCGGCCGTCGACGCCACGGTTGAGCTGGGCCAGCGCGAGCACCGGGCACCCCAGCTCGCCGGCCATCAGCTTCAGACCTCGGCTCACCTTGGCGGCGCGGGTCGTCTCGTTCTCGACCTTGCCGTCCGCGTCGGCCAGGGTGAGGTAGTCCACCACCACCAGCTTCAGCTTCTCGCGGGTCTGCGCCTCGAGCTTCCGGCAGGCCGCCAGCATCTCGCTCACGGTGACGTGACTCTTATCGCGGATGTAGAGCGGGAGGTCGCGGTGCTCCCGAATCATCTCCTGCACCACCGGCCATTCGTTGTCGCCCAGGCTCCCCACCACCTGGCGCCGCGTGTCGATGCCGGTGTGGGAGGCGGTGAAGCGCCGGGCCATCGCAAGGCCCGACATCTCGAGCGTGAACATTGCCACCGGGCCGGTCGTGGCGACGTGGATCGCGATGTTCGCGGCCAGCGCCGTCTTGCCGTAGCCGGTTCGGGCGGCGAGCACCAGCATGTCGCCGGGCCCCGCGGCCAGCATGTTGTCGAGGTCGTAGAAGCCGGTCTCCATCAGGTGGGTGAGGGTGCGGCCCTCGCGCCGGGCGTCGGACGCCGCCGCCATCCGGTCGTAGTTCTCGGCCTCGAGGTCGGCGAGCAACTTCCACTCGCCGCTCACGCCACGCTTCAGGTCCAGGGCCACAAGGCTCTTGAGCCCTTCGCCCACCGGGTCGTCGCACGCCTCGTCGAAGCCGGCGGCCACCATCCCCGAAGCCGCCCGGATGAACTCCCGCCGGCGGGCCTTGGCCGCCACGATGTCAGCGTAGGGCCCGACGTAGGCCGTGGTGGGAATGGACCCGGCGAGATCGATCAGGTAGCCGTACCCGCCGAGCTCGTCGTACCAGTCGGCGCCCTGGCAGGCGTCGCGCATCGTGATCAGGTCGATGGGCTCGCCCTTGCGGTACAGGCCCAGCATCGCCTCGTAGAGGGCGCCGTGCGCCCGCCGGTAGAAGCTGGTGGGCTCGAGCTTCTCCATCGCCGTGGCGATGCACTCGACGTCGACCAGGATGCAGGCCAGCACCGCCTGCTCGGCCTCGATGCTGTGGGGCGGAACCCGCTCGATGATGCTATCCATTCACCGCCTCGCGTTTCTTGGGCCAGTGCTCCCAGATGGCCGCCATGGCCGCCTCGAAGCCGCCTTCCCGGTAGGCCTTCGTCAGTTCGTCGTAGAGCCCGGCCGCCGGCCGCGCCCTGAGCACCCGGTCGATCAGGTAGCGCACCTGGTCGGCCTCATCGGTCCAGCGGTAGCCGAAGTTCTTGGGCTCGTTCAGGCCGGCCCAGGGGCGATCGCCGTAGGGGTTCGCCGTGGGCTCGGGCTTCTTGCCCTGGCGCATCTGGAGGATCTTCGACCCCGGGTAGGTCGGGAACTTGTTGGGGTACTGGATGGCCTGCAGCGCCACGTGCCAGGGGCTGTCCACCCAGGACTCGCCGAGCGCCCAGCGGAAGGCCGTCTCTCGGACGTCCTTCGGCGCCTCCATCCAGGTCGTCAGCTGGTGGCGCTTCTCGCCCTGCAGCTGCCAGAAGGCCGAGATCCTCTTCGAGAGAAACACCCCCTCGAGCACCTCGTACTCCCCCTCGAACAGGTTGGCCGGAATCAGCTTCTCCGCCAGGGGGTCGCCGACAGGCAACTGCTGCTCGCCCCCCGCTGGGGGTAAGGGGGTAGTGGTCATGTCATGTTGTGTCATGTTGTGTAGCCCCTGCACGTGCGCTGCACGTTCGTTGCACGTGCGCTCAGCCATCACGCCGACGGGCTTCTTCTTCGCCCGCGCCTCGCGCATCCGCGCCGCATTCGCCGAGCGCTGACCGATCAGCCGGCCGGCGTAGTCGTCCCAGTCGTGCACGGTGCGCTCGACGGTGATGAAGCCCGACTCGATCAGCGACTGGACGAAGAGCCCGGGGTCGCCGTCCCACCCGCCCGCGTCGGCCAGGTCGTCGTCGGTGTAGCGGGTCAGGTCGCCGTCCTGGGCGTAGTCCATCGCCCACCACCACATCAGGTGCAGGTGGCCGATGGTCGCGGCCTTCGTCGCACCCAGCAGGCGCGAGAGGCGCTTGCGCTTGGGGTGGTCGGCCAGCGTCTGGTGGGATTCAAGCCATGCCATCGCTCAGTCTCCGTTTCTAGGCGGCTTTCGCTCGCCGCTCGCGCTGCTTCTCGCGCCGCTCCTGCAGCGCGTGCAATTCCTGCCTGGCCTGTGCGGCCAGCGCCATCACCCGGGCGTAGCTGGGCCCCTGCTCCAGGAGCATCGCCGACACCGCCTCGACGTCGGCATCGCCCCAGGCGTGCCACTCGGTGGAGAGGCCGTAGACCTTCACCAGGAGCATCGTGTCGGCCTGGGAGAGCCCGTAGGACTCCCGCAGGCTCTTGATGTAGAGGCGCTGCTGGTCCGTCACAGCCCCGCGTCTCGCTGGCGCTTGAACTCGTGAGGGTTCACGTTCTCGGTCACGCCCAGGGCGTGCTGCTCGGTCTTCCAGCGCTGGTACTCGTCGCGGCCGACGCCGGCCGGCCAGTGGGTAGGTTCGGGCGCGGGCTCGGCCCAGCTGTCCCAGGCCTTCACGATGCGGCCGATGCGTGAGAACACGCGGGCGAACAGCTCGGGGCGATCGCCGAAGTAGACGTAGACGCTCGGCGACCATCCGGTCTTGGACTCTTCACGCTCGCCGGAGACGAACGAGATCCGGCCGCGCACGAAGCAGAGCGCCGCAGCGTGCTCCCAGAGGTCGGCGAACCACGCGCTCGAGGTGTTGGCGTTCACCAGCAGGATCGCGCCGTCCTCCACCTCCTCGGCGAGCAGGGTGGCCACCAGGAGCTCCACCCAGTCGCCGGCCTCGGAATAGGGCGGGTTCAGGTAGACGTTGCGGGCCTTCCAGTTCTGGTTCCGGCCGTCGGCCGCCTTGTCGAAGAAGCGCGCCGCGCCGATGATCGCGTTGGCCTTCTTGCAGCTGGCCGGGTCGAGGTCGATGGGGCCCAGCACTTCGCGAATGAGCGCGGCGTGGTCGGGGCGGGTGTACCACTCGTCGCCGGCCGGCTCGGCCTTGGGCTTGGCCTCTTCCGCCACGGGCGCCGGATCGGCCTTCGCCTTCGGCTTCAGGACGGGCGCGTAGTGGTCCTCGCCGCCGGAGAGCAGGGGCGGCGCGCCCTGGTCGTCCTCGACAGCCGGCGCGTCGCCGGAGACGATGCGCGCCGCCTGCTCGACGTGCTTGGCCGTCACCTTCTCGTCGCCGGCCAACTCCACCGCCTTCTCCCAAGCGGGCTGGCGCTGCTCGGGCTCGAGGCGGGCCAGGGGGCGCGTCTGGGAGGGGTTGAGCGGGAGGATCTTGGCGTCTCCAATTGGAGACAGATCGGCCATCACCTCGGCGGCCTCGATGGCTCGGTAGGCGTCGGCCCGGCCGAGACCCCAGCGCTGCATGGCGTAGGCCTCGAAGGTGAGGAAGTCGAGCAGGTAGTAGCGCTTGGCGCGGATGGCCGCGAGGGCCTCGCCAACGGCGACGAAGGCCGCCAGGTTCTTCTCGATGACGCCCTCGTGGCGCCGGAAGTCCTCGACGTCAGCCGGCGTGAACTGGGGCGAGGGCAGGTTGCTCAGGTCGTCGATCAGGGCAGCCATGCTACGCCCCCTTCCGTGCGCGGCGCGCGCGGGTGGAGGCCGTCCGGCACTCCGCGCACCAGGGCTGGGGCAGGATGCTCTCGCCGATGGCGCGCTCGCCGAACTCCTCGAGGGGCTTGAACACCAGGCGCCCTTCGCGCTGGGAGCAACAGGGGCAGCTCTTCATCTGGCGCCCGCGCTCGGACTTGTAGGCGCTGCGCGCCAGGGGGTTGTTCTTCTTCATCTCGCCTCCAATCGCGAAAGTCGGCGCGGGAGGCTTGACGTAACCGGCCAAGTTTGTAAACATGTGTGAAGTCTCCCGCATAATTCAAGAAGGGGCCGGTTTCGCTCACCGGCCTCTTCGCGTGTCTGGGTCTAGATGGGCGCGTCGCCGTCCTTGGGCACGTCCTCGAAGTCGGCCTCCTCGACGTCCTGCTTGGGCGCCTTGAGGTTGGGCAGGATGTCGTCGCAGAGCTGGTCGTACTGCTCGCGGGTCAACTGGCCTTCCTTCTCGGGGAAGCCCTCGATGCTGTCGAGCAGCACGCGGAGATCCTCCTTGGTGGTGATGCCGGCCTGGTCCTTAGCGATGCCGTACAGGCGGCGCAGCTGCGCGGCCGACATCACCCACTCGTCGGTGGCGGGGGCCGAGAGCGCGGGGGCAGCGACCGGCGCCGGCGCCTCGCCCGCGTCGATCTCCTCGGTGGTCACCAGGCCGTTGATGTTGAACTGGCGCTTGAGGACGAAGACCTCGGCCACCTTCTGGATCATCGCGCTCGGGTAGTTCGACCAGATGGGGCTGTTGCCCCGGTACTCCGAGAACTCCACGAAGCAGACCACCGGCATGCGGCCCTTGTGGTGGGCGATCGCCCAGGCCCCGATGATGCCGCCGCGCTCAGTGCCGAAGGAGTGCTCGACGGTGCCGGCCGCCGGGTTGAACTTGAAGTGGTCGCCCTTCTTCACCACGGCGGCCTGGAGGCCGAGGTAGTTGGGGTCGCGCTGGGCGATCTTGAGGTAGCCGTCGCGGCTCGTCATGATGAGCGCCGCCTCGGTCTCCTTGCGCTTGATGGCCCAGATCTCCTTGCGGAAGGGGTCGAGCCCGTAGGTGCTGGCGAGTTGGAGCAGCAGGAAGAACTCGGCGTCGGTGCAGCCCTTGGCCACCGTCTGCTTCATCACCTGCTTCTGCTCGTCGCTGAAGGTCACGTGGGCCACGGCCCCGCCGCTGGGCGCGGCCACCACTGCCTGAGTCGTCATGCTGTTCTCTCCTTGCTAAACCGCGCTCGCGGCCGGGGGCTGATTGCGGAGCTGCTGGCCGATGGCGGTCAGCTCGACGTGGTAGCGCATCGCGCGCACCTTGCCGAGACCGGGCACCAGGAGCAGCTCGCCCAGGGTGGCGGGCGCCAGTCGGGCGATGTTGCCCAAAAGGTCATTCGAGAGGATCCGGTAGGGTATCGAGCCGCGGCGCTGCGCCTCGCGCTTGCGCCAGCCGTAGTAGGCCTGCCACGCGGCATCGGAGCAGAGCATCTGGGCGCCGGCCACGCGGGCCGCTTCGTCGACGGCCGCGGCGCTCACTTTCGCCGCGCCCTCGTGGGTCAGCACCAGGGCGGCGTAGGGGCCGGCGACCTTGGTCACCCAACCGGCGGCCGTCACCGCAGCGATCGCCGCGTCCACCTCGAGCGGAGAGACAGCGCGCAGCGCGCCGAAGCTGGGGGAGTCGATCAGGCCCTTCTCGGCGATGCGGCCGAGGACGTTGCCCCGGAGCAGGTGGCCGAGGAAGAGCGCCGACATGGCGCCGGGGTGGCGGTGAACGGCCTCGAGGACCGTCTTCTGCACCGCGTTTTGCGTATGGTTCATGGGGCTTTCTCCTTGTGGCGCCCTCCCGGCCCGTGCTATCCTCGGGCCGTAGAGGGTTCTTCTTGGGGCTCTGTTACGCGGCCGCTTCCACTGTGCAGGTGGGGGCGGTCATTCTTTTGCACCAGGGGCAGGTGCAGGTGTCCTCGCCCTCAGGCTCCCAGCCGCCCGGCCCGTCGCCGGTGTCCTTCACCCACAAGACGCGGGTGCCGTCGCCTGAGCACTTCCAGAGAGCGGGAAAGCCGTTGTGGGTGAACTCCTCGCCCGTCGCTTCGCGTGGCTTCGTCATCAGCTCGCCGCCTTCTGGCTGAGCAGGGCGACCTTGAGGATCGACCGTTGGAACTTGCGGGCCTCGGCGATCGTGTCGAGCGCCTTGCCGGTGTACTCCAGGCCGTCGGGATCGGGGTGGGTGCTGCCGTTCTTCACGGCGTCGATCAGCGCCTCGATGATGCGCTCGACTTCTGCGGCTTCCTTGATGGTCATCAGCGCATCCTCCGTCGCCTGAGCTTGTTGGCCAGCCGCTTGATGAGCGACTCTTTGCCCTTGCGGCGCTGGTCGATGCGGTCGCGCATCCGCCAGTCCTCGAGCTTCGCCATCTCCTGGTTGCGGGTGTTGGACTCGATGTCCTTGAGCAGGGTGGTCATTGCCGCTTCCTCCCGCTCACACAGGTCTCCATCAGGCGGAGCAGGTTGCAGAACCGGCCGAAGATGCCGACGTCCTGCGATTCGACCTCCTCGAGCCGGGCGGTGTCGGCGCCCATCGCGTCGAGCAGCCGGAGGGCAGCGGGCTGGTCGCCTTGAACTACGGCCTCGATTACCGCGATGCGCTTGCTCTCGATGCTGCGCTTCAATTTCAGGATCTCCTCGTTCTGCCTTCCTGCGTCGAACACCACACCCCAGACCTCCGTGAGTTGGAGCTGGATGCGGCGGGCGGTGGGAAGGGCCAATGCTTCGGTCGCCAAGTGCTGGCCTCCTTTCTGGGAACTTCTTAACCTTTGTCGTTTGACGGTCAAGCAGGGGTTATGCTGGCTTCTGCTGGTCGGCGCTGGTCGCTTGGGCCTGCTGGGCCGCCATGTTCTTGCGCGCCTTCTTGATGAGCACGCGGTAGAAGCTGTCAGGCAGCACCAGCGGAGCCGTCGAATCGTCTTGATTCATCGTCATCACCTCCTTTCGTGGCTGCGTCCTCGCTCATAACAAGGCCGCAGGTAACAAAAATAGGGTCTATATTCAGCCCGGCGTTCCGGTGTCAAAGTGCGATGGTAAGGATTTTGGGTTAGCAGGCCGCTTGAGCGCGCCCGGCAATTTCGTCGAGGGTGACGCCGAGGTAATCCGCGATGGCCTCCGCCTTCTCCCAGGTGGGCTCGGTCTTGCCCTGCTCATAACGACGCCAGGTCATCACGGAGACGCCGAAGCGCTGAGCCATTTGTTCTTGGGTGTGACCTTTGGCCTCGCGTATCTTCTTCAAGCTGCGCATTGGCTGACCTCCATTGTTAGCGAACAAGATTTGTTCGTCACCTATTAACGCACAGTTTTTGTTAGCGGTCAATACATGTGCGATAACAATTTTTGCGAGGGCTGATATGCTTGGACGCATGGGCGTTTTTGGTGACAAGTTGAGGCTTCACAGAGAGGCGAAAGGAGTTAGCGGCTACCTGATTTGTCAGGTGACCAGCATTCCCAGCTCCCTCTTTGTTGCGATCGAGAAGGGCCGACGCGCACCTTCCGACGCAAACCTCGAAGCCTTGGCCGCCATGCCCGAGCTGGGGGTCACGCTCGAGCAGTTACAGGCGTGGCGCGACCTCGATCGGATCGGCGTTGAGGGCCTCGAGCGCATCAAGCGCTGGGTGCCGGAAGCCATAGAGGGCGCCGCGCCCGCCGGGCCCAAGCGCAAGGAGACCTCCGACGCGATCGCCCAGGTGCTCGCCGAGCTGCCGGCCGGGATGAAGCATCCGCCGACGGAGAAGGAGCTGAAGCTGCTCGAGAAGATCGGTGGCTTCGACGGCTCGGAACTGGACCCCCGCTCGAACTCGCCGCTTTGGCAGTACCCGCCCGCGAAGCGCTTGCCGGAGCTGCGCCAGGCCGAGAGGGAATGGGATGAGGACAACGACGTGGGCAGTGAGAAGGGGTCTGGCTGATGTTTGGCTTCCTGAAGTCGCTGTTCGGCGCGTCCAAGGCGGAGGACCCCACGAGCACATCCGATGCCCCGCCGCGCCAGTCGTTAAGCGTGGACGTGTTCTCGTCTGAACCTCATCTGGTCCCGATCCTTCGCGAGGTAGCGCTTGTGAACGCACGGAAGATCCCCGGTGTCACGGCGGCCAACGAGGCTGAAATCGCCGAGAAGGCGTTTTCGGCGATGCGGACCGGGAGAAGCGTGCGCGAACTGGGTCGTGAGTTCAAAGAGATCTTTGGCCTCACGACAATCAAGGCTGGCACGGAAATCGCCAGCGGCCAGATTATAAAGTTGCAGGCCAAGATGACACAGATTCGCCACGAGGCGCAGGGCATCGAGCGCTACGAGTGGAGTGCCGTCATGGACGCTCGCGAGAGCGAAGAGTGCAAGAAGCTCAACGGGAAGAGGTTTCGGTGGGACAAGCCACCGAAGGGCGGGCACCCCGGCGAGCGCGACGGCTGCCGCTGCCATGCCCAACCCGTGATTCCTGAACTCGATGACCTATTCAAGTAGCGGAGGAAAGATGCGTTTCGCGTTTCTACTGGTCGCCTCGCTGATCTTCATCGCGCCGGTCGCAGGGTGCGCGGCGCCAACGATCTCGACCATCACCCTGGCGGCCTACGACCGAGTGCAGGTCGGGATGACCTACGAGGAAGTGGTCGCAGCAATGGGCAAGGAGGGCAAGGAGTTGTCCAAGCAGGAATTCGATGGTGTCGTTACGGCGCAGTACCGCTGGGAGAATGGCGACGGGACCAACATGATCGGGCAGTTCCGCGGTGGAAAGCTCGTCTCCAAGAGCCAGTCGGGCCTGAAGTAGCGCCCGTGACCGCTCCGATCACCCTCTCCTGCCCCTACTGCGCTGCGCCGCTCGAGGTCCTTGAGGCCGAGATGAAGGCGCTCGCGCCGGTGGCGTGCGGAGGGTGTGGGAAGGTGATCGACCTGAACCCGATGGTGGCCGCGTACGAGCTGATGCTCAAGTACCCCCAGGTGCACCTGAAGGCGATGGGCGGGGAGTAGGGACCACAGACCAAGCTTGGGGCCGCGCGGCCCCTTTTTCAGACCATCGAAAGAACGTATGGTCGAGCCACAGGAGGAAACAGCCAGTGTCCAGTTTTCAGGTTACTCTCACGGTCGAGCAGAATCAGTGGCTCTTGGAAGGCTTTGAAACAGCCCTCAAGAACGTCAAGAAGGCCCAAGGGATTGCTTCGAAAGCGGGACTTCGAGTGCCAGAATTGGATAGCACAGTTGCCGAATTGGAGCACAGCATTCAGCACACTCGCTTCGCCGTCCAGGCAGGCCACCGAACGCAAGACGTGCTTTCGCTAGAGGTCGTGCGTACGCTGGTGGCTGCCATGGAGCTGAGCGCCGTGCACGACGAATATGAAGCGAACAAACTGGAGGGGGACGCTGTACCTCACGTCTTGATACAGGCTTTCCTTGACCGAGCTAAGAAGAAGCGTGACACCTTCCCAGGGCCCGCCTTCCAAATGGTTGGGATGGGTAAGACTTTGAGCGAATGGGGTTATGCCGGGTAATGCGGAATTTCCGCACTTGTGATCATCTCGTGCAGATGGACGATCTATAATTGAGGCATGAGACTTTGGATTGACGACACAGGCGAGAAGGAATACGGCGAGAATACCAGTAGGTTTTTCGCCTACTGCGGCGTGGCCGTATCCAAGGAAAATGAGCAGCATGTCATCGACTCCTTCAACGAACTGAAGGAGATGATCCTAGGCAGCGCCGAGCCAGAGATAAAGTCGAACTGGATCAGGCGCCCAAACGAGATCGAGAAGCGCTACGTCAGGAAGTACGGACTCCACCCCAACGATGTCGACACCTTTAGTCGAGCCTTCTACAGGTGGTTGCCCAAGCAGCCCGTCGTCCTTCTTGCGTCCGTCGTCGACAAGCACAGGATGACAAAGGCGTACGGCGCCAATGCGAATTACGCGAGTGCTACCGCCTATGAATTCCTGATGCAGCGCTATCAGTACATGCTCAAGGATCGCAAGGTACTGAGGGGTGAGGTCTACATGGACGACATGATGGGCGTCACCCCCAAAGGCAACCCTCACCGAAAGCTGCTCGAGGCTCAGCACGCCCAGCTGGTGAAGAACGGCTCTCGCTTCATCGGAAGGATGCGCCTGGACCGCGTTGCGCCCTGGGTACGATTTGGCGGCTCTCATCACCATGCGCTCTTGCAGATGGCTGACCTCTGCGCCTACAACGTCATGCGCCAGTTCCGTGTTTACCCGGACGTTTCCAGCTTTCAGCGAACTGGCTGCCGGTCCCCAAAGTACGAGTATTTTGAGACCATCCTGCCGATGTTCCGCTGCTCGCCAACTGGCCGGATTGACGGCTATGGGGTCGTCAAATTCCCCAACAAGTAAGCCCAGGGCCGAAACCCTGGGCTTACTCTGAAATTGGTGGCGCTGAGTCCGAGGTAACTCCTCGGCCGACCTGTTAAGGATGACCAGGGGGCGTTTCAGCCCGCACCGCGCCGTGTGACCATACTAACACTTTTGTTCTAGTAAATCAAGGAAACCCGCACGTCGACTTGATCACAGGCGGCCATAACACCTGTAAACCATGGGTCTCCTGAACAGCCTTATGCGATCTAGGCATGCGGGTTTCGAGCCAGCAGGCAAGAATTTTTTCACCACTGCAGGTCGCCCCTGTCTCGCCTCATGCTGGCGCGATGTGTGCTCCACTCACCCTGGAGCATGGTCTCATCTATCGACAACCTCAAACGCTACTATTATGTCCTGGCCTGCGTTTTACCTGTTGACTAGAACGCTTGTTCGATATAGACTGAGCATCAGCAGGCAAGGGTTACAAGCGAGGACCGATGCAGCTGTTCAAGGACTACGAAGACGAGCATGGCGTCGTCATCCGGCCTGGCTGGATTCTGAACGACGTCAGCCTCACCATCACTCGAAAGCGGCGGTTGATCACCTACCGTTCGGACCTGGCGCAGCCGATCGCCCTGCGCGCCGTCGTCACCATGATCGAGGTGTTGAGGCTGGCCTGGGAAGGCACGCGCTTCAGATTTCGCTATCCCCTCCCCGATGACGACCGCGAGCTCGCCGAGGCCACCGCGCGCAACCGGCGCGACTACCGCCACGCCGAGAGGCTGGCAATCAGACGCCTCGTCCCCGACGCCTTGATCGCCCAGGCTGACCGCGAAGAGTGGGAGCCCTGGCAGCTGGCCGAGGCGTGCGGCCTGGACGAGCTGACCTGTGCGCGACGTGTTCGCGAGTGGCGCGCGAGCCGTGAGCGGGTGGTGAGCATCGCGGCGTTCGCCTGGGACGGCCCGATTCCCTTTTGAAAGGAAACCCCATGCAAGAGCAGGACCCGAACCGCGACCAGGTCGCCGAGCTTTTCCGCGAGGTCGCACGCGATCGCGCCGGCCACCGTGTCACCCACGCGGCCCACGCACGCCGCCAGGCCCGGGCCGCTGACCGGCAGCAGGCCGCCGAGAGGGCGAGCCGATGACTCAGCCCCTGCGCGCCGTTCTCTACTGCCGGGTGTCGGACGTGCGCGGCAACAAGAAGCGGGACGACTGGGACTCGATTCCTCGCCAGCGCGCCGCCCTCGTGGATCTGGCACGTCGACACGACATGACCGTTGTTGACGTGCTCGAGGAGGCGATGAGCGGCGCCAAGGAGCGGCCCGTATTCCAGCGCATGCTCGAGATGGTGAGGGAAGGTGAGGCCAACGCCATCCTGGTGGCCACTTTCGACCGCCTCACGCGCACCGAGCAGATCGGCGAGTTCGAGCAAGTGAAGGCGGATCTACGACGTGTCGGCTGCAGGCTCTTCACCGTGGACATGGGACACGTCCCCTTGGACGGCAAAGCCGACTCTGAGCTCTGGACCGACATGCGCGCGACGGTGTCGAAGTTCGAGCGGCTCAAGATCCGGGAGCGCACGCTCGCTGCCCGGGAGGCGTCAGCCAAGGCCGGGAAGTGGACCGGCCACGCGGCGCCTTTCGGCTACCGGGTCGTGTTCGACCCGACGACCGGCGAACGCAGTTTCGAGATCGATCCCGGACAAGCCGCGGCAGTACGACGCATGTTCGAGGTCTACCTGGCCGGAGAGGGGCCCAAGGACATCGCTACATGGCTGCAGGCCGAGGGCTTCCCTGCGCCACGCAGCGGCACCTGGTCGAAGCCCGCCGTGCGCTATATGCTGCGCAACTCCATCTACGCAGGCATCGCCGTGTTCAGAAAGCCCATCAACCGGCCCAACGACGTAAAGAGCGGCCCCATCATCACGGCGACGTCCACGGCCTTCCCGCCGATCGTCCCGCTCGAGTTGTGGGAGAAGGTTCAGGACGAGATCGCGGCGCGCAAGCAGCACCGCCGGCGCCATGGCCCCGGCACGCCTCACCCGCTCTCCGGCATCTTGCGGTGCAACGGCTGCGACGGCCGCATGGGATTCATTCACATCGGCGCCGGACGCTACCGTTGCCAGACCAACGACTCCTACCCCGGCCGGTGCACGGCTCCCACATCCTACTGGGCGGCCCAGGCGCACGCGCAGGTGCTGCGCTTCCTCAAGCGAGAGTTGCCCCGACACCTGGACCGCCAGCGCGTCCTGTCGCTGCAGGCAGAAGACGCGGGCGCCGCGCCGGAGGTGGATGAGGCCGCGCCCCTGCGTTTGCGAATCGCTGAACTCGAGCGCGCCCGCGAGGGCATCGTCATGAAGATCGCCTTGGGCGAACTGGAGCGCAGCGAGGTAGACTTCACCCTAAGGAACCTGGCCCGCGACATCGAGGCCGCCAAGGGGCAGGTAGCCGCCAAGGAGCGCGAGCGATCGCCAGCTGCCGTCGATCGTCACCTCGCCAACATGGAGCACATCATCGACGCGCTCGAGGGCTATAATGAATCCGACGATGACCTCGAGCTTCGGGAGCTCTTCGAATCCATCGTGGCGCAGGCACATCTCGTGCGCAACGGGCGCGATCCCGCCGACCGTCGCCGCTGGAACGTCCGCGTGGCGAAGCTTCAACTGCTCGAGGGAACGTGGATTCATAGCAGGAAGGGTTAGTTGTACGGGATCATTCTGCCCTTTTGACTAACGGTTCAGACATATGGCCGAAACCAAAAAGATGCCCCTCTGTCTCCAATTGGAGACAGAGGGGCATCGGCTTCATAGGCTAGAGGGGGAGGTCACCGCCGGCGGTCGGCTTCTTCGAGTGCACCGGAAAGAGTCGCGCGGCGGTTTCTCGGATCGCCTTGTAGGTCTCGTTCCAGTTGACCCGGCTCGGGTCGCCCTTGATGTTCACCGAGGCCAGGGCGGCCTGGGTCACGTCGGCCGCGAACTTGAACTTGTCGTAGCCGAACTTGTTCGCCTCGATGCCGAATTTCTCGGCGGCGATCACGGAGACGCGGGTAGCGAAGGCCTCGATTGCTTCCGAGTGGTCCGCCACCACCTGCATCTCGTCTTTGAGGTCGGGCCGCTGCTTGAGCAGGTAGCCGAGCGCGAAGCCGCCCACGGCGGCCAGGGCCGCCACCAGGCCGAAGGCCATCACCTGCTCGACCACGAACTGGCCGGCGCCTGCTAGAAGGGTGTTAAGCATTGTAAACTCCTGTGCTATAATTGGCTCGTAGAGCCGAAGGAGGGACAGCGCCATGCATCGACCCGACGCGACGCAACAGCTTTTGGACGCCCGCCTGACGGATGTGCAGTGGGCGGCCGTGCTCGGGTTCATCACGGATCACGAGCGGGACATGGACCCCGCGCCGGGCGCCTCCGGCGGCGTGCGCGCGCTGCGGGGGCGCCTCGAGTTCATCCAGCGCGAGGCCCGCAGCGCCGACCCCTTGCGGGCCTGAGCCGCTACCGGCCGGCGGCCGCCCGGGCCTTGGCCTCCTGGAGCGTGTGGCCGCTCGCGATGAGGAAGACCGCCCGGGCGGCGTTCATGCGCTGCGCCTCCTTGCCCGGGCATCCGGTCGCCACGGAGGGGTCGCGCGCCAGCTTCGCCACGTCCTTGTGCTGGATGAGCTTGGCGCCGGGGTGGCGCTTGAGGGCGGCGCGCACCCAGAGGCCGGCCGCCACGAGCTGGGCGTCGGTGGGCGGCGCCTTGTCGAGGTTGCCCAGGAAGCAGAAGGCCACGCTTTTGGCGTTCAGGCCTTTGTTCGCCGCGCTCATGAAGCCCTCGCCGCGGCCGGGCCAGACCTCACCCTTGGGGGTGATCAGCGCGTTGTAGGCGACGTCCTCGTAGCCCTGGCTCTTGAACCAGGCGCGCGCCTGCTCGGGCTTCGCCCAGGCGGTGCCGGCCTGGTGGTGCATCACGACGAACTGGGCGGGGCGATCGTAGGCAACCAGACCCCACATCGAGCCGCCGACGACGGCGACCGCGCCGAGCACCGGGGCGATCAACTTGCGGATGGCTTGCAGCACGGGCTATTCCTCCTTGGCAATCTGAGCGAGCAGGGAGTCGACCTTGCCCTTGATCTCCACCAGGTGCTGCTTGATCTCGCCCTGGTGGGCCTCGACCTTGGCGTCCATCACCTTCAGGGTGACGGCCTGGTCGGCTGTGGCGTTGAAGACCTTGTCGAGGCGCGGCGCAAACCACCAGGCCGCCACGATGAAGACGGCCCCGGGGAAGCCGATTTCCTTGATGAGGGTCAGAATTGTCGGGTCCATGGCGCTCACCTCTTGATCGTGAACAGGTTGCGGCCGGCGGCCGGTGTGAGGGGGGCGAGGGGCGCAATGGCGCGGGTCACATCGGTGCGGTCGAGTCGCTGGCCGGTGGTGAGCCACCACTCGAGGGTGTTCCAGCGCTGGCCGTAGAACTCGGAGGCCGCGGCAGCGAAGGCCTGATCTCGGTCGTAGCCGAGCGCCTGATCGGGCGCGCCGTAGTAGTACTGGTTGGAGAACAGCCTGAACTGCCCGTTGATGCGCGCCACGGCCACGGCGTGGGCGCCCTCCGGCGACCAGACGGCCAGGAACTCGGCCTTGATGCCCAGGCGGGCCAGCGCGCGAATCCAGAAGCGCGCGAAGCCGGTGCAGACCGTCCTGCGCTCCTTCACCGTCGAGGCCGGCGCCATGAAGCGGCGCGTGTCGAAGTCGTCGCGCCATTCGACGTTGGTCTGCAGCCAGGATGCGATCGCCTCCGGGGTCTCGAGGCCGGCCAGCACGGTGGCCAGCTCGGGCGTGTCAGCGCCCTCGCGCTCCCAGTCCCAGAGGTTCAGGGGGGCAGTCGTGGCTGCTCCCGGCACGGCTGAGGGCGAGGGAGGCAGGGCGGGGGCAGGGGCGCAGCCGGCGGCAAGAGCCAGCGCCAGCGCGAAGAGAAACAGGGCGATGATGCGCATGGGCGCCTCCTGGGCACAAAAAAGCGCCCCGGAGGGCGCGGCGGTTACAGGGCCGGTTCGTCGGCGAGCGGTTCAGGCTCGGGCGCGGCGGGCTCCTCTTCCTGGGGTGCCTCGCCAACCGGCTCGGGTTCAGGCTCGGGTGCGGGGTGGGCGAGCACGTTCCATTCGACGCCGTCATGCCAAGCGAGGTGAGCGAACGCCCCCTCGTTGTCACCCGAAACCGCACCCTCGGCCGAGGCGTAGACGGTGGGCGCGGTGGCCGGGTCGAAGGTGGCGGTCACAGGGTAGGTCGCGCCGAGAATGGCGATCGAGCCGGAGAGGGTGAGGGCGCCGGCCGCGTCCGTAGCGGCGACGAGCCCGGAGAGATTCACGGCCTGAGACGGCTCCTGGTGAATGTGGTTCATGGGGCCTCCTTATGCGCCGATGGCTTGCCAGTGGATTTCAGTGACAGTGATGCTCGTGAATGAGTCGTCACGGGTCTGCCAGGAAAATCCCGTGGCCGTGGGGGAAGCTGTCATGCGAATGACTGGAGAGGCGGTGCTGCCCGAGACGATTGAAAGAGTGACGACCGGAGCGGACGCAAACGCAGTCGGGAAGGTCGTCGTGTCGCTTCCCGACCCCGGGGTGAACTTGCCACTCTGGATCTTCTTTCCACCCGAAACCACGCCCGCGCCCGAGGTCCCGGTCGGCGCCATGCGGGTGTCGTTTGACCCCACGGCGATCGGGCTTGCAGCGTCCGCCGGGGCAGTGGACATCTTCACTCTGCCGAGCGCTGAGGTGGTTGCGGCCTGAGAGTTGATGGCGATGTTGGCGTCCGCCGTGGCGATGGCCGCGCCGATGGTCCGAGCGTCTGTGCCGCTGACCGCTACGTCCGCGCCGGTCAGCGTGCTCAACCAGCCCAGCCAGTCGAAGATGTTGCCCAGCAAGGCGTTGAATACGTTATGGGCGGGCGGCTGGGTGGCCGCGTAGCCCGCCGCCTGCTCGCCGCTGGTGGGGGCGACCTTGTCCTGGGCGGCCGCGCTGGTCGCCCAGGTGTATACCGTTCCGGGTTTGGCTGGCATCAGAGCCTCCTTGCAAATTCGCCCACGCCGAAGCCGGAGGCGTTGGGGTCACCGGCCCAGCCGAAGTAGTTGGGCCCGTACTGGTCGATGGCGATCTCGATCGGTGGGGTCGCCGCCTCGGCCATTGTCTTGACTGCCGAGTCGTCAGCCGCCAGCGTGCCCGAGTACTGAACGACGGCCGTGGCCGCACGCAACTCGCGCAGACGCGCCTCGTCGGCGCCCAGCGTGCGCAGCAGCCCGATCAGATCCTCCGAGCGACCGCTCGAGGTGTTGACCACGATCTGGCCCAGCACCTGGCCCCGGTAGGCCTCGTCGTAGGGGACGGGCTTCGCCGGGGTGAGCGCTAGACGTTGCACCTGCACCGCGCCCGCGTAGCCGTCCATCAGGATGCGGGTCTGCAGGTACGGCTTGTTGGGCAGCGAGGCGATCGCCCCCCACGCCGAGGCGCCGGCCTCTTGCGGGTAGTCGTTGACGCGGTGCTCGACCGTGATGGTTGCCCCGGCCGGGATGGTCTGGGCGATCGTCTCGATCTTGCTGGCGACGTCGGTCTGGTTGACCTTCCACGGGCTCACCCAGCTGCCGCTCGCGCGGTAGGTGAGGGTGCCCTGGGTGAAGTCGTGATACGCGGTAAAATCAGGGGGCGGGTTGCCCGCTGTCGCCGCTGCCATCTCGGCCGCGCTCAACTCGCGGTTGTAGTAGTAGAAGAAGGCGAACGGGTTGTTCCACTGGAACGCGCCGCTATGGTTGCTGCCCATGTAGGCGTTGGCCCCCTGCGTCGAGGGCGCGGACACGTTGGCGCCGCTGGCCTTGAGGGCGCCGTCAGCCCACAGGTTGAGGTTGACGCCCTGGGCGACGCCAATGGTGTGCCAGCCCGTGGCCGGGACAGCCCCCGATACCTCGGTCTGGGTGGTCGCGTTTCGGAACAGCGCCCGCAGGAGTCCGCCGCTGGAGTAGACCTGCAAGCCGTTGTTGCCGCTGGCGTCGCGCGTGGACAGCAAGATGCGGGCAGTGGTGGCGGCGTCGAAGTAAGCCTTGATAATCACCGAACCCTGGGACGGGGCAAGCAAGCCCGCCGTGGGGATGGTGAGGGTTTCGGCGGCGCGGGTGCCCGTCACCTCCGAGGTGGCGTAAGCCTTGTTCTCGGACTGGACGCCCCACACCAGCACGTCGGCGGCGTCAGCCGTGGCCGTGCTGCCTACGCGAACCGTTCCCGTGCCCGCGTTTGCCGGGGTGCCGCTGATGGTGACGCGCACATAGCTGTCCGTCACAATGATGGTGTTGCTGGTCGCCACCTGTGCGCCGGTCGAATCGGCCAAGATGACGCGAACCTTGCTTCCGTTGCCGGGGGTGTAGTTCTTCAAGCGGACGCTCACGGTGTTCACCTGGCCCGCCGTCAGAGCCACGCTGGCCCGGCGGTCGCCGCCCGTGGCCGCCGTGATTTGCAGGCGAGTGGCTTCCATCACGCCATTGGGGCCCAGGCCCGCGTTAGCCGTGGCTGTGGTGGCCGTGCCGACGACAACCCAGCCGGTGCCGGTCAGGTTGTGAGGGCTGGCGACGAGGTTGGCTGAGCCTTCCTCGATAAGTACGCCCTGAATACCCGAGTTTGAGGGGTCTACGAACCTCGGTTGCCCGGCGATGTAGGCCGTGCCGTTCCAGTAGGCCACCGAGGCCCGCCCGAAGGTGGCCGAGCTGCCGCCGACCGTCAGGGTGCCGGCCGTGCCCACCAGGCGCGAGAGCGTGCCGGCGCTCCAGTCGGCCGCGCTGTCGTAGACTATCTCGTCCCAGGCGTAGGGCCGGGGTCGGCCCACCATCTTCCCGATCAGGTCGAGGGTGGCGCCGGTGGCGGTGAAGACCGAGCGGCCAGAGATCAGCGCATGGATCACGTCCTCGAGGCCCTGGGTGCGGCCCGCCTGGAGGCGCACCAGCGACTCGACGGTCGTGCCCTTGTACTGCTCGGCCAGGCGCGCCGCGGCGCGGTCGGCGTGGTCGGTGATGCGGTCAACCATTGGGGCCTCCCTAGAAGGTGATCCTCGAAGCGTCGAAGGTCGCAAGCTGGCTGGCGCTGATCGCCGTGTTGGCCGCGCTGGCCGGGGCCGGAGCGGTGCCCTGGTAGATGGTCACGGCCGTGATGCCGGGAATCTCGGCAAGGGCCGCCATCAGGCGCCAGTTCACGACGTCGTCGCCGTTCGCCAACGTCGCGCCGTAGGCCAGCAAGGCGGCCTGCACCTGGGCGTTGCCGTCGGCCGGGAAGGCCGAATCGGTGGTCAGGTTCACGTCGAGGTACATGGGCACCGCGGTGCCGCGCTCGAAGTAGACCGTCTGCGCGTTGCCGAGCGAGTCGGTGACCACCTCGGACTCGCTGCCGTAGGTCTCGATGCCGGCCGGCTTGGTGTCCCAGATCTTCTGGGCCACGGCCGCGTCGGCGCCGCCGATGACGAACACCTGAATGCTCTTGGGCGGCAGGCCATCGCCGTTCGTGGCGTTGGTGCGGTTCTCCTTGACCCCGACGAACTCGACGTCGGCCACCTCGAGCACTCGGGCCTCCATCGCCTCGGCGGTGCCGCCCTGGGCGACAGTCAGGTTCTCGGCGCGGCGCACGCGCAGCTCGGGGTCCGTCTCGGCGTTGCGGCCGGTCGCCGCCGCCGTCGCGTTGGTGACGCTGGCCCAGCCGGCCACCGGGGTGTCGATCTGGGTCAGCGTGGCCGGCTCGGCCTCGACCGGGCCGGTCACCTCGGCCTGGCAGGCGATGTCGACCGTGCCGCCGCCGGCGATTGTCGCGTCGGCCAGGGTGAGGAAGCGCGCGCCGGTGCCGGGAACCGACACGATGCGACCGGCGCTCAGCAGGGTGCCCGGCGTGCCCGTGGCGGTCACGGTGACGGTCGAGTAGGTGGCCGGCAGGGGCGCGTGGCCGGTGAGCGCCACGGTGTTGGCGAGCGCGACGCCCTCGGCCGTGTCGGGGAAGGCGCTGTAGAAGACAGCCTCGGCCAGCTCCCAGATCTCCGCCTCGCGCTCGGCCGCGATGCCGATCATCTGGCCGAAGACGCTGTCGCCGGCCGTCAGGATGTCGGCGCCGAAGGTCGCGCGGTAGGCGGCATCCAGCTCGGTGATGCTGTCCGCCAGGCGCTTGCGGTTGAAGCCGGTCAGGGTCAGGCCAAAGCTCATGGGGTCAGCTCCTCATTTTCCAGGCTCAATTCGCCGTCGTCCGTCGACACGGTGAAGGACACGGTTAGCGTGCGCGCCGCGCGGTCGTGGGTCATCTCGAAAGCGGTCAGGGCCAGCACCCCAGGCGTCTCCAGAACCACGGCCTTGATGCCGGTCTCGATGAGCGACAGGTCGGGGCTCTTGACCAGGATCTGTTCGAAGTAGGGCACGCCCAGGCGGGTGTCGAGGAACCATTCGCCCGCGAACAGCCGGAGCCGCGTGCGCAGGTACTGGGCCAGGCACTCGGCGCCGGAGACGATCACGAGGTCGCCCCCCTCAATCGCCAGGTCGCCGTTGATGTCGAGCTTCAGGTCACGCATCGGCAAACACCGTACTACTGGCCGTGGAACCGCCGCCGGGGATCAAGGGAATGACGGCGCTGGTGGTGGGCGAGCCGAAGTTGCCATTGCCGTGGGTGTGACCGCTCGCATGGCTCTCCAGGGCGTCAAGCCGGGCGTCCACGACCGACGCCTTGGCGAGCGCCTCGGCCGCACTGAGCGACCCCATGCGCACCGCCTCGGCCTTGATGCAAACCTCGCCCCCGGGCGTGATGTGCAGTTCCACCTTGCCGTCCTCCAGGCCGATCACGAGGTCGTCGGCGTGGGCGTTGGGGATGGCGTTGCGCCAGGTGCCGCCGCCGGGGTAGCAGATGGCGTCGGAGAGGTGGTGGCGCCGGGCGTCCTCGGTGTCGAGGTCTTGGGTGCCGTCCGTCTCGAGGTACTTGTCCAGCGACCGCTGGGCGAACAGCAGCCACACGGGGTCGCCGGCCTTGAGGGGAATGGAGATGAAGGCGCCGCCGCCGCGCAGGTTCATCACCGGCACGTTGGTGATCACGGGGTAAGCCACGGTCTGCTCGGTGCCGTCCTCGGCCTCGTAGACCCGGAGGATGACGGGCTTCACGTCGGCCTTGCCATCGGCGTACTTCACGACCTTCGCCGGCAGGGCCGTGTGGACCTCGGCCAGCTCGGCGTTGATGACCGCCTCGAGCGATTCGTCGAACGAAGGGTCCCGGGAGAGCGATTCCGTCATGCCAGCCTCCTACGAGGCCAGGAAGGCCTCGATCGTGGTGTACCAGTCCCGCCCGTGCGAGTCGCCCGAATGGGTGACCTTCTCGGCGATGTACAGGCCCTTGATGTTGCGCGACTCCAGCTTGATGAGCCGCCCCGGGTTGATGCCGCCTTGCAACAGGCTCACCATCTTCACGCCGCGCTCGGTCTTGTCGGGCGAGCCGACCAGGCCGGTCTCGGCCGAGAGCACCACGGCCTCGAGATTGAGGGCCTGGGCCAGCGGCAGGATCTGCAACACGCCGTCCTGAATCGACCAGCGCAGGCCGCGCGAGCGGCAGAGCGCGTCGAGCTCTCGGCCGGCCGGCCCGGTCAGCTGCCGCCCCTGGCCGAACTTGGTGTCGCTCAGGCCCTTCAACTCGCCCACCGTCACGCCGAGCTTGTCGGCCACGGCGCGGACGATGGACGCCTCGGTAGTGCCGGGCCCGAAGGACTCGGCGAGGATGATGCTGCGGTGCGCGGCCACGCCGTCGGCGCTCTCGATGCGGCTGACCCAGTCCGGGCCCTCCTTGGAGTGGCTGACGCGCTCGAGGGTGCCCGAGTAGAGCAGTTTGGCGCCGGGGTCCGCGTAGCCGGCGTCGACCATCACCGCCATGCCCTTCTTGGCGATCCAGGCGCGCGAGTCGGCGCTCAGGTTGTAGATGGCGAGGTCGAGGGCGTTGGGTGTGGCGTCGCCGGTCTTCTCGATGGAGAAGGAGACGCGCAGGTTGTCCCACTTGCGGCCGGCCTGGCCGGGCGGCCCGATGGTGACGGCCCAGCGGCGGTCAAAAAGCGGTTCATTCGCCATCGTCGTACACCAGGATGCAGCGCGTGCCGAGGTCGTAGCGCACGGGCAGCCCCGAGGTCTCGAGGTCGACCAGGAGCAGGCGGCCCGGGGGCAGGCGATCGTCGTTGAACTGGCTGAACAGGTCCCAGTCGGCGACCAGCTTGGTGGCGGTCACGATCGGGGTGTCGTCGGTCAGGAACACGCCGAGCGTCCAGAAGGCGCCGCGGGTGTTCCAGGTCAGCGCCAGGCGGTAGGGCCGGCCGCCCATGTCGACGTCCAGCGTGTAGGCGGGCGCGTCGCTCTCGAGGGGGATCGTGAACAGCATCTACCCTCCGAAGATCGTCTTGAGCAGGCTCTTGGGCTTCGTGTCCTCGGCCACCTTGGCGACCTTGGGGTTCACCACGGCCGACTTGGCCTTCTGGCCCTTGGCCTGCTTGAGAGCGGCCTGGTCCTGGGTCTTGGACTTCTCGACCTTGGCCGCCGCCGTGCTCGCCCCGGGCGTCGGCTTCCCGATGGCCGAGAGCGGCACCTTGGCGACCTTGGCCGTGGCGAAGCGCACCTCCACGAGCGAGAGCGAGCAGACCAGGCTGTAGCCTGTCTTCACCTCGCGCGGGGCGTCGAAGCTGGTGATGGCCATGTTCTTGTAGACCTTGAGGCCGGTCTGCACGGTGACCGTCTCGCCCGCGTCGATGGCGCGCTCGATGCGCTCGAAGGCGCGCTTGTGACGCTCGGGTGCCGGCTCCTCGCCGGGCGCCCCCACCGGGCGGTAGGACACGATGGCGTTGACGGTCAGGGTGTGCGGCTGAGAGCGGATGTGGTCGGTGATGTCCGACCCTTCCTCGACCTCGTGCCGCGTCACCTCGGCGCTGCGCCCGTGGCCCTGCGACATGGCGGCGTCCAGCGTGAGCGTGGACTTGTCCTTGAACACGATCACGGTGGCCATGTGGTCCTCCTAGCGCAAGGGCTTGGGCGCGTTGCGGGCGGTGCGCGCTGCCTCGCCCCGCAGGGCCCCGCCGACCGCGCCGCCGGCCGCGCGCCCGATGGCGGCCGGGTTGGAAGTGCCGGCCGGCAAGGTGACGCCGACGTGCGCGGTGTTGTTGATGGTCTGGTTGACCGACCCGCCGCCGGCCAGGGCCGGCCGAGGCCCGGGGGCAAGCCCGGCCGTGCGGTCGCCACTCACGCGCGCGACCAGGTCGGCCAAGTGCCCCATCTGCCCCAGAGCCCCGGCCACGGTCTGGGGGATGCCGCCAATCGCTCCGGTAATCCCAGCGATCATGCCGAGAACCTGCTTTTGGATGCCCGAAAGCCAACCGATGATGGCGCTGCCCGCACCCATCAGCGCGGCCAGGGTGCCGGCGCCGAGACTGCCTACGTCGCGGAGGACCCCGCTGACAAAGCCGCCGAACAGGTCCGTTCCTGACGCCACGAAGCCGTAGAGCCAGCCCAGCATTCCTTCCGTGCCCGCGCCCATGGCGGCCGGCAGCTTCTGAAGCTCCTCCCAGACGAACAGGACCGCCGTAGCGACCGGGTTCGGGAAGTTGTACCAGAAGTCGAACCACCCCCCCAGCGCGGCCTCGCCGCCGTTGAGCCAGACGTAGAAGTCCTGAATCATCAGGCCGATGGCGATCAGCGCCGCGGCCAGTGCATAGGGCGCCGCGGCGGCAAGCGTCAGGGAGGCGACAAAGGCTGTGAGGGGTGGGCCAGCCTGAGCCACGAGGGCGATGAAGGCCCCCAGCTTGATGGCCGCGATCGCCAGCCCCAGCTGTAGAGCGATCTTTTTCAGTCCCTCGAACTGGCCGAGAGCGTTATAGGCCTCTCGAGCCATGCGCGCGACGTCGTTCAGGAAACGCCATGCCTGCCGAAGTGCGCTGCCCATCGTGCGCCCGAGCACCTTGGCTGCGTCTTCGCCGCCGGAGGTCATCTTGACCAGCTCGCCGGTGATGTCTTTCAGGGCGTCGAAGAACCCGCTGGTGCCAACCGCGCGGGCAAGCGCTGAGATGTTGTCCTGAAGATTGCCCCAGCGTCCCTCGAGCGTCCTGGATTGGCGGTCCATCGAGCCGGCGAAGTCCTTGAGGCCGATGCCCATCAGGTACTTCTGGATCGAAGAGGAGTCCTTCTTCACCTTCTTGGTCACGCCCTTGAAGGTGAAGGAGACCTCCTCGCCCGACTGGCTGGCCTTGATGCCGAACTCTTTCAGGCGCTCGAACTCGCCGGTGCTGGCGTCAGCCACGGCTTCGATCATCTGCATCAGGTCTTTGCCCATGCTCGAGGCCGTGTTGCCGTAGGCGGTCATCGCCTCTTCGGTGGGTTCGAGGCCCAGGTTCTTGAGCTTGATGTACGCCTCGGTGACCTGCGCCAGGTCGTAGGGCGTCTTGGCGGCGAACTTCTGGATCTTCGCGAACGCGGCTGTGGCCCCCTCGGCGCTACCCTCGGCGGTGATGAGCATAGAATTGAGCTTCTCGAACTCCATGTTCTGGTGAACAAGGTAGCCCATCGCGCCGCCGGTCGCCAGGCCAGCGATCCAGCCCACCGCCGTCCTGAGCTTGTCGCCCAGGTTGCGCGCGCCGTTGGCCGCGCGCTGCACGGCCGCGTCCACTTCGTTGAGCCCGGAGGCGTCCACGTCGAAGCCGAGGCCGATCAGAACGTCTTGAAGCGTCGCCATCCGTTACCCCCCGCGCAGCGCGCGCGCCCGTGTATCCTCGGCCCGCCGGTTGAGGTACTCCGCCTCGTCCTGCAGGTCGAGCGCCTCGTTCGCCTGGGCGATGTCGAGGTAGCTGTAGTGCTCGTCGATCTCGCGCAGGC